TGCAAAGAAAAAACTTGCCGAAGCAGAAGCAGCAAAATCTGCCGAGGAAGCAAAGAAAAAAGCTCTAGCTGAAAAGGCAGCAAAAGAAGCTGCGGCTAAGAAAAAGAAAGCAGCAGATGCCGCAGCCAAGAAGAAGAGAGCAGAAGCTGCAAAAAAGAAAAAAGAAGCAGCTAACGACAAGAAGGTGACAGAATAGAGGCTTTGTTATTATCTAAACTATTTAGATAAGACACGGAGGAACATGAATGTCTTTACCAAATTTATCGCCAACATCAAAAACTTCTGCGATTATTTTACCAGCCTCTGGTACTTATAGCAGAGTTGCTGCAGCATGTCCAATTGGAGCTTACACTGGATCAGTAGAATTTCTATCCGGTGCCGCTGCACAGGTTGCCTTTACATATAAAAGATTAGGTGGAGATGTTTTAGACATAGAATTAACAGAACAAAACGTCTATGCAAATTTTGAAGATGCTGTTCTAGAATATTCTTATATCGTTAACATTCATCAATCAAAAAACATCCTAGGCTCTGCTCTTGGTGGGACTACCGGCTCTTTCAATCACAGAGGAGAGTCAATGAGTGGGCCTTCCAACGCCCAACTTAAATATCCAAAATTAAACTTTGAAATTGCTTTTAAGATTGGAAACAAATTTGCAACAGAAGCCGGAGTTGGTGGTGTTCAAACAATTTATTCCGCCTCCATAACAACTGTGGCTAATCAACAAGATTATGACCTCCAAGCAACAGTGGAAGCTAGTCACCCATCAGTCGTTGGCGATAAGAAGGTTAAAATTCGTAATGTTTATTATGTGACACCCAGGCAGATGTGGAGATTCTACGGATATTATGGTGGTCTAAATGTTGTGGGAGATTATCACACTTACGGACAGTATGCGGATGACTCAACATTTCAAGTAATTCCAGCTTGGCAAAATAAGATACAAGCTATTTCATATGAAGACCACCTTTACACACGAACTTCACACTACAGTTATGAAGTTATTAACAACAAACTGAGATTATATCCTATTCCGGATAATGTTTCACCAGATAAATTTTGGTTCAGATTTACAGTTGATAGTGAAGACATTTGGGATGATAAAAAAGACGGTGGACAAAGAGGTGTCAACAACATGAACACTCTTCCTTTTGAAAACATTCCCTATAAAAACATCAATTCAATTGGCAAGCAATGGATTAGAAGATTTGCACTTGCCCTCAGTAAAGAAACGTTAGGTCAGATACGTGGAAAGTTTGGTGGAAACGTGCCAATTCCTGGAGAGTCTATAAGTTTAAACGCGTCTGATTTGCTAAGCCAGGCCAAGGAAGAGCAAACTGCATTAAGAGACGAATTAAAGACAATCCTTGACGAATTGACGTATAATAAATTATTGGCAACGGATAAAGAAATGGTTGATAGCGCAAAAGCTATTGTAACCGAGACACCACTTAAAATATTTGTAGGATAAAAGATGAAATTACTATTAGAAAGTTGGAATAAATTTCTAGAAGAACAGAAATTAAACGAAATGACAGATGAAGAGAAGGAGTACTTGCGACCTCTTCTGGATATGCCGATAGAAGATTATCTTTTCAGTAACATCTTCGGCAATTCTTATAGGATTATTGAGCCGGTTTCGGGCTTAAAAGAAAAAACACCTCTTGCTAATGCCATATCTGTTCTTAATAAACTTGGTTGGCAAGTAGATCCTGCATCTAATTTAGAATATCATGATGAAACAAAGGGAAATTTAGCCGGCAAGGTTAAAAGCGGCAAAATTCTTTGCTCTAAAACAAAGGTTTCGCACTATATTGATGGCAAAGGAAACCAAGGCACCTCTAGAAAGTCTGTAGTTCTTAACTTACCAAAGGTCTTGGCGGGGATTATTAATTTTGTGAAAAACAGCAGAGACAAAATTCAAAAAGAAGCTGGTGCGGAACACTTTGAAGCAGCTAAGAGACACGTTTCTCTAGAAAGAGAAGGCAATGAGGCGCCAGCAGATATAAAATATAGTCTTCCGGCAAAAATCAGTGATCCAATTATAAAACATACAGCAAACGAATATAGAAAGATAATGAAATTTTATGATGCTCAAGTTTATTGGCTTGGCACGACCACTGCGTTAGGAATGAAAGAGTTTTTTAGCGACGAACAAATCAATTTTGAATCTTTTGAAAATTTTTCAAAATACGCTACTGAATCGTTTGATGACCTCATAAGAAATATGGATCAATATATTGAAAAAAACTACATAATTTACTCTCGGCATCCCGTTGATGTATTCCGAATGTCAGACCATCAACAAATTAAGTCATGTCATTCTCCTCCAAGCGGTAAAGGAAAGCCTTCTTTCGATGAATATAATAAGTGCCTTATCTCAGAAGCATTTGGTAATGGCATGATTGCTTATATTGTTCCAGCGAAAGATTTCAAAATGTTTCCCCCGACACAGGAGTCTCTGGACAAGATTGGCAAAGATGAAATTTTTTATGATGAAAGAAGACCGGATGATTCTGGTGAGTTAATTCCAACTTCTAGAATTAGAATAAAACATGTTGCTTTTCAACTGAATGAAGAAACAGAACCCATTAAGGTTGCTGTTCCGCAAGGAAAAATTTATGGACCAAAAGTCCCCGGGTTTGTTGATACTGTTAGTAGTAAAATGGCAACTATTCAGAAGCAAGAAATAAACAATATTATCAAAACCTCTGCAAAGGTATATGGCGATGGACATATTAAATTAAGCGAATTTACAAGATACGGTGGAAGTTATCAAGATGCTGGTTATTCTGTGGCCCAGACAATGCCCGAGTTGTTCCGTAGAGTTTCAGAAGATGTTGAGTTTCACGGCTCCTCTGTTCGATATGAACCAGATGTAGAAGAAGCACTAATGGCATCAATTGGACAAAACGAACCAGAGATTGTGAGACAAAGATTAAATGAAATCTTTGATGATCATACCGGTGGCCTTATCTCGTTTGATTGGGAAGTTGATGAAGATTATGATGGTAGCGTCTTCTATAGATGGAAAATGTTTGTAACTTTTATAATTGATATCCCAGATGCCACAGGTGACAAGAAAGATAGCTGGCAGAGGATGAGAGACATTAGATCCTCAATCTCCCAAGTTGCGGATAGTCAATTTGATGATTTCTATAAAATACCTGAAACGGACAACATTTATGTTACTAAATACTCCAGCGATAGATGGAAAATTAGCCTACAATACAACGGAGCAGACTTGGGCGAAGAAACAATGTATCTCAGCGGTCTAGATGAAAACTTACCTAATATTGTTGCCAAAATGGGAGTTTTTGATTACTATGAAGACGCTGGTCCCATTCAGTTGATAGAATTTACACTAGAAGAGAACGGTGTTGTGCCTACTGAAAGGTATAAAATTAGTAATGTTATGGAAAAATATGACCTTCCCGATTCTTCGTGGTGGCTTGTTGATGACACGGAAATGGAAGAACATTTTCCTTTTGGCGGAGAATATATTAGCTCTATTTCTTTCATGGACAAATTCAGTTATTTTCCTCATGAGGCAATGGAAAAAATACCAGAAAATTTAAGAGAAGCTGCCTATCAACACATAGCAGATTTCATCAATCTTATTGTTACTGATGATGCCAATGCTAGCAAACTAGCCTATAACAAAAGCACTTTTGATCCTGTTGCGTATAGTCCTGTTGTTATTATGATGGATAGCGAAAGAACACTTGACATCTCTGTTTCTAGACTTAAAGAAATAATTGAAGGAGAGGAAGAAATAGAAATGCGAGCGGGGATTGGCCTATATAATGATTACCCAAACGAAATGTTACAAAACGCAGCTAAATTTTTAGAAGAAGATGCTAATATTGATGAGATAGCAGAAAGATTTGAAGCACAGCTTGAAAAATATCTTGCGGATAAACTAAAAGGACAACAAAATGTTACCGAAAGCAAAAAGAGGGTGAGAATTCATGTCAGAAGACAATAAAACAAAAAAACCTTCAGCGCCTCCACCTCCGATGTTTTTTGGAGAAAAAGAGCGCGATCTTGTTAAACAAGTTAACGATGAGATTGCAGAGAGAGTAGTCGGGCAACGAGTCATCTATTTTCCGCTAGATTTAGAACACACAAATTATCATCCCCTGTATGGTGAAGCTATGGAAAAAACTTTTTTGCCACCAGTTAGTGTTTATGCTCTTGTAGAATACCAGGGCATTGAAACAATGGACATGGAGAACATAGCAATTGATAAAGCCACAAAGGTAAAGGTTATGTTTCATAAGAGAAGATTAACAGAGGATCAAAATCTTTTTGTTAGAGAGGGAGACTTTATTAAGTATGGAGAAATTTTTTACGAGATAGTTAAATTAAATGAACCTAAGCTTCTGTTTGGTCAAGTTGATCATCGCTTCGAGATCCACGCAGATTGCATAAGAGCAAGAGACGGATTATTCAATGCCCAATAAAGATTACATCGATGTGAAGAAAACTTTTCCTATTTTGGAGGACATAGACTTAGCTATTTATGAACACATAAATGAAGTTTTTAATCTACATGTCACCAACAACCAAGGAATGTATAAAGTCCCAGTAATTTGGACGGGAACTGAAAGAGCGTTTCAAATTAAAAACGATAGAAACCTCCGCGACTCCGTCGGGAAAATCAAACTACCTTTGATTTCCATAGAGAGAACTTCACTAGAAAAAGACAAAACATTCAAAGGGCCGATTCAAGCAAATCTTCAAAACCTAGACACAAGTGCTAGGGAATATAGAAATGGAGCTTTTCAAGTCGTAAGTGTCTTGAATCATGAAAAAACTAGAAATTTTAAAAATGCAAAAGTTAGACAAAATAACAACGGAAATCTTGTGCCTTCTAGCATTAAAGTAAATGTTTATGACACATACTATATTCCAATCCCTGTTTATGTCAAGGTAATGTATTCTATAGTGTTGAGATCAGAATATCAACAACAAATGAATGATATGATAACTCCCTTTATTTCAAAAACAGGGCAAATTAATCACTTCGTTGTTAAGAAAAATGATGACATCTTTGAGGTTTTTATAGAACCGTCATTTGACCAAAACAATAACTTAGGAAGCCTTGGTCAAGAAGAGAGAAAATTTGAGACAAAAGTAACTTTAAAAGTACTTGGTTTTATAGTTGGCGATGGCTCAACCAATGAAGAAAGACCCAAGATTATTAAAAAAGAAAACGTGGTAGAAATAAAAATTCCCACTGAAAGAGCTATAACAGAAGAAGAAAAAAAGAAAATAGGTGGAATAAAGATTATTTCGTCTATTGACTAACTACAGGACTATTTATTGAGAATAATGTTTTAAAGGAGAATTATTAATGCCTAAAAGATTTGATTTTATATCACCCGGTATTCAACTGACAGAAGTTGACCAATCAATTTTACCAGCAGAAACGGATGCTGATGGACCAATTATTATAGGAAGATTCAGAAAGGGACCTGGCATGAAGCCAGTCAAAGTAAAATCCCTAGACGATTTCGTTTCAGTTTTTGGTACACCTGTTCCTGGTGGATCTTCACTTCAAGGTGATGTTTGGAGAGATGGCGCAAACCTTTCTGCTCCAACTTATGCGGCTTATGCTGCTCAAGCATGGCTTGCTTCTGAAACCTCACCGGTTACAGTAGTTCGTTTGATGGGTGACCAATCAAGCAATGTAAATTCTGCCGGTGGATATGCTGGTTGGCAATTGACAAACTCTCAGCCATCAACCAATAGAGCCAATAACTCAACAGCTTATGGTTTATTTGTTGTTGATTCATCAAGAGCCGGTAAAGCTTCAACGGAATTGTTGATAGCACATTCAGCGAGAACGAACTCAGCAACGCATGATGGAGCAACAATGACGCTTGCCAGAGGTGCTACCGGTGGGAAAAAAGTTGACTTCATTTTCTCAAACGCAACGGCTGGAACAGCAGTAGTTACAGACGCTAGCGCAACACCACCACAAATTACGATTGGAGTCAAGGATGCTACTACAGATGATACAACATCGATGAATACAGCCATGTCTGCTCTTGCTGATGGATTTGCATTAGCTATTACCGAGGGATTTGTTAATGGTGTCGGTGTTGACTTTGTTTCTGGATCCAATTCCGCTATGGGTGGCATTAATTTGAGTAACTTTTCTACAACAGAAGTGCTAAGAATTGATATGTCGCATGCTAATCAGTTTAATCTAGGAACTGTAAACATCGCAGCTGGTGTAAACAGTGGTGAAAGCGTTCCGGTTGGCTTGAGTGCACTCAGCACGGCCGGTGCCCTTGCAGCAGTTATTTATGCTGATTCTGGTTACTTGGCGCTAAAAGGTGACAAACCTGGAGCATCTGGAACGACCCATATCTCTGCTAGTACACTAATTGAATCTTCTGCTACGAATGAATATACACTTGTGGCCTACTCTAGCGCAGGCGCTAAAACTGATGAAATTACATTTAACTTTAATAAAAATAGCGGAAAATACATTCGTAACAAATTGAACACAACACCTTATAAGACAAATTCCAGTGTGATGAAGGACAGTAGTGATGTAAAATCCTATTGGCTTGGAGAAACGTTTGATCGTTTCTTGGCTGACAAAGTAACATCAACCGGCGCCGCTTCACAACTCGCTGCTTTGATTCCACTACACAAAGCAGATCATGCTGCAGCGGATGGTAACTGGGGTTATAACAGAATGGCTGCGACAGAAGCAAAGTCTGGTTACTTTATAGATTATCACAAAGGTGCATCTGGAGATTATGATGCTAAAAACGCAGAAAAATTGTTCCGTGTGTGCTGTTTGCATGCTGGAGAGCAAATTCAAAAAGAAGTACTTATTACAATCGAAGACCTTAAGACGCCTTCTAATCCTACAATTTACAACTTTGGAACTTTCACACTTAAAGTTATTACATTGTCCGGAGAAGTTTTGGAATCTTACACTAATCTAACTTTTGATAAGAGTTCTCCAAATTATATTTCCAGAAGAATTGGTGACATGTACATGACATGGTCAGACTCTGACGCAAAATACAAAGTCTACGGTGAACACGCCAATCAATCAGATTATATTCGTGTAGAGCTCTACGACAAGTCTAAAGAAATGAAAGGCAAGCTTCCTGTTGGTTTCTTAGGGCCTGGTCGTCCAAAGGCATTTGGTGCTCTCGCCGGCGATGTTTCCTTTAAAGCCGTTGCAGTAAATGAACTTGCAGGAGACTTTGCTGGTGCTTTTGTAAAGGGCGGTGCAGCTGTTCCTCTTGGGCCTTCTGTCACTGGAAGTTTAACTCTCAACACTCCCAGTTCAGGTATTGACGCTGTTCATTTTGAATTCCCTAGCATCCCATTAAGAATCTCTGGTTCTCAGGGCTTCTCTGCTAATCCTTACAAAGTACACTTCGGTGTAAGACCAAAGCTTTCAGCAGACTCTACAGTTAACGATCCGGGATATTGTGACTACCTTCGTCCAATAAACTCTAAATACGCTGAACAACAATTCAGTCCTTCTGGGGATTTTGAACATTCGTTTGTTTTCTCTCTAGATGACATTCGAATCGATGGTGGAGCTGTTACTTATGAGTCTGGTTCACATAAAGCAGGGCTTTCATTCTCAGCTGTTAGTGGAACAATTCAGCCTTTGTTTGACCTAGGTGTTAAACAATTTGCTGCTCCTCTTTTTGGAGGATTTGATGGACTTGATGTTAAACAAATTGAGCCATTTGCAAACACGGACATTGGCGATACACTTAATGTTAGAGGAAATTACAGACAATACTCAATCCATAAGGCTTTAGACTCTGTAGCTGATCCTGAAGTGGTTGCAGCGAACCTCCTCATAGCCCCGGGCTTCACAAAAGCACTGGTTACAAACAAGATGATTAATCTTGCGGAGAGCAGAAAAGATATGTTGACAATCATTGATCTTGAAGGAGACTATGTTTCTTCTTATGAATCAACTTCAACCGAAGAAAGTCGTTTGGGAACTGTCGCATCGGCTATCTCCAACATTAAGAACAAATCAGTTGACTCTTCATACGCCGCAGCTTATTATCCTGCTGTTCAAGTTCAAGATAATCTTAACAGCGGAGAGCGTGTATGGGTTCCATCATCTGTAGCAGGATTTGGAGCAATCGCTCAATCAGAGAGAAATTCAGAACTTTGGTTTGCCCCTGCTGGGTTTAACCGAGGTGGACTTGGAAATCTTGGTGGACCTTCTGGACCTCCTGTTATTCAAGCTCGTCAGAGACTTGACTCTTCAGACCGTGATAAATTATACGAAGTGAACGTCAACCCAATCGCAACATTCCCAAATGAAGGTGTTGTAATATTTGGTCAAAAAACACTTCAACAAACCCCATCTGCTTTAGATAGAATTAATGTTCGTCGTCTCATGTTGCACATTAAATCTAAGATTGGAGATGTAGCAAGAAACCTTCTGTTTGAGCCAGCCGTTCAAACAACCTTTAACAGATTTAAAGGACAAGTTGAGCCTATTCTTTCAGAGATCCAAAACAACTTTGGTTTGACCGATTATAGAATAGTTCTAGATGAGACAACTACTACGCCTGACTTGATTGATCGTAACATCATGTATGCCAAGATCTTCTTAAAGCCAGCTAGAGCAATTGAATTCATTGCAATCGACTTCGTAATTACGAGATCAGGCGCAGAATTCGCATAGCCAACTAATTAATATAAAAGAATAGGAGAACTTAATAATGGCATTTTGGACAAACAGCGGTAACACAGAACCGAAAAGAAACTTTAGATTTCAAGTCAGCATGACCGGACTCAACGAGGATAAGGGTGGAACAGGCACAAATGCAAAAGCCACCCAACAAATACTTTGGTGGGCAAAGAAGGTTACAAAGCCTAACTTTACAATTGCCGAAGGCAAGCATGTTTATTTGGGCCATACATTTTACTACCCAGGAAAAGTTGAATGGCAAGAAATTTCTATGACTTTGGTAGACCCAGTTACTCCAAACGCCTCAGCTATTTTTATGGATATGGTTGCGAAGTCTGGTTATGTTCTGCCAAAAAAACCAGATGGCCAAGTGGCTACAGTCGCGACTCTCGGAAAAAAGGGGTTCGTAGATAGTGCCAAAGGAATTGGAGAGGTTGTTATAACACAACTAGACCACGAAGGTGGCACAGTCGAACAATGGACACTCCATGGAACATTTTTCAAATCTCTTAAGTTTGGAGACTTGGATTATGAAAATGATGATCTTTCAAACATTGAAGTTGGATTGCGCTATGACTGGGCAGAGTGTAACACTGGTGGTTCAGATTTCTTTGCAATCAATTCATAATAAGGCTAAATAATGTCATGGTGGACAGAAAGTAAAACACAGATCAAGCAAAAGCATCGTTTCTTTGTAACGATTGCTAGCGGTCTTGTTCTAACAAGCGTTAAGACGGTTACACAGCCGTCTGTTTCTTTTGATAATAAGACCTACAAAATGCTAAATCATGAATTTAAGTATCCCGGCATTGCAAAATGGAACGACGTTTCAATAAAGCTCGTTGATCCCGCTGGTGATGGCACTAAAGAACAACACTCCACAGCTGGTTTTCTAATGCAAATGATCAATAACACTGGATATGCTGTTCCTTATACAAACTTTTCTGGTCTCATAGGAAAAGTTAAAGGCGGAAAACATGCGATTAACTTCAAGGGTGAGACTACGAGAGAACTTACTACTCCGGAAAAGTCTTCCACAGTCGCAAACTCTTTCGGTGACGGAATAAAGGACAAAGCAGATTTCGGCCCAGCAAAACAAG